TCTCTGATATTGGTTGTCGTCTATGGCCTCGCGGGTAATTACAAAACTTAATCCCACTCTACGATGTACATATGTGTTAATGTTTCGTTGACCCATAGAATCAGTCGCTATTGCTGCCCCTTCAGCCTTAACATCAGCAGCTCCCAGATACTTCATTTCAACATCAATTTCTTGATATAAATCAGATTGATAAGTTTTAAATATCTCTTCCCATTGGTCGGGGTATGGTTTAGATAGCCCAAAAACTGCCTGTAAGGCTGGGCGTAATAGTGTTGAAATCTGACCAGTATTAATCATAATTTTTTCCTTTTATTTATTGTTTTATTAAATCAGCGCTTCAGCCAAATTACCTACACGAAATAAGTGATTATTAATCGTGACACGTACATTTAAAAATGGTCTGACAGCCTGAGTAAGTGGATCTAAAACCACATTCTCTGGATCAGGAGTAAAGCCTATTACTTTAAGAGGCAATGTCGCTGCCGCTCTGTCCGTAGCAACAGTTCCTACAATATTTAAGTAAACTGCCGATTGACCGCTTCTAGTAGAACCAGTTGTAGGGTTGTTTGGTATTAAATTTGCACCACCACCTGCACGTCCAAAAGCGAAATTTTGGAAAAAATACGCTGCCGTTGTAGCAACAGGACTGAATGTGGCATCAACTAATGTGTTAGTTGCAGTAGAAACCTGAATCTCGTAAACAACATCTGGATCATCTAATACGAATGCTTTGATTTTACTACCAGCCACAACTTGTGAACTAGCAGGCCAAAAAGGAGATTTGATTAAATTGTTTGTACCAACTACAGTTGATTCATATTCACACCCCATAAAAACACCCAAAATTGGTTGGTCTTCATTTGCTACCGTGCCATTAAATATAGTATAATTGGCAATAGTTGGGCCTTCCAAGATATTATTTACCCCGATTGGGTTTAGAATTACAGGATCTCCAGTAAATATACTTTCATCATATGTAGTTGTGCCAGCAGCATCTGCGTAAATGAAATATTCGTTTGTTTTTTCCGTCCAACTTCCACCGCTGATAGAAGAGTAAGGTCGCAGCCCAAAAGGCGCGTTAGTTCCGTTAGCCATAAAAACCTCTTATGATTTAATTATTAAAATAAAAATAAAATCTTTTGAGGATAGACCTTGAAACCGAATGCGATTGTAAGCTTCGCAAAACTGATATTTAAAGGAAGATATTCTGACCTGTTTATGACACTTTAATGTCTTGTCTGACAACCACTTTGTAAAAAGTGATAAAAATACGATTTTAAGTTTCGTAGAACTGATTTGTAGTAAACTAAGCGTTTTCTACTTATTTATATATTGTATCAGGCTTTTATAACTTTTAAGAAAAACTTCTATTAAAAAATTAAAAAGCCTTACATTATCATACCCATCATTCCCTCAGGCACTGATTGTACTAATACACCGCTAGCATCAACGATAGACACAGTAACTGAAGTAGTCGTTTTTAGAGTCCAATATGCATGAGATACAAAAGGCGTAGCACCGCCATTGCTTCCTAAACCTGGCAACAAACCGTAATTCGTGGAATCAAGAGGAGTAGTAAAGGTAATAGTATAAATGCCCCCAGATCCAGTGATAGATGCTACATTGAATTGCTGCTGTATAACAATTGTATTGTTGCTAAGAGGCACTAGAGTATCAGTAAAAGTGAAATATACTCGTGGAGTTGCTACTCCAGAAAGACCACCCACTGGATCAATCGAAACACCATTTATAATAACGTCGCCAGTTCCGGTGGTATTTATATTTATATTGTTATTAATATCAGTGGTAATAGTATTGCCACTTAAACTCAGGCCATTAGTAAGAGAAACTGAATCAACATCAATTGAGCTATCTAAATTAATAACTGGATTAGTAGCAATACCGTCTCCATCGCTAATATTAATATTAGTGCCGCCTAATAATGTTCTAGTATCCCATATTATATCTGGGATAGCCGATGTTATAACTGTAAATCCGGTTGTATTTACATTGTTTAAATTAGATATAGATGTCGGCAACTGAAAGTCAATTATTCCACCAGGAGGAGAAAGAGGACTACCACTAATTATAATTGAACTATCGCTACTCTGAGCCGCTACTGAGTTTATTCCGCTTGAGCCATCAGTAAGGCGAACAGGATTCCAGCTACCATTTGTCGTTGAATTATCATTTAAATATAAATAATATATATCACCAGGCAGAACATCTGCAATAGTAGTGATTCCATCGTTTGCTAATATCTGAAAAGGGAATAATCCAATATTATTATATTGAGAATTTTGGCCAGGTGATGCCAACGTCGCATCAGGTAAAGTAATTGACCAACCATTATTTCGCTGAATAAAATTGATAGAGCTAATACCAACTGAAACAATAGTAGAGGACTGAACCCACTTAGTGTCAGCATTAACAGTTCCACTTATGACCTGAACAAAATCGCCCTTCTGTATTGTAGAAGGAGTATCGTAATTAGTCGCACGAGTTAAAACCCAATTAACAGAAATAGCATCACCAGCCGTAGTTACTGTATATATACCATTCGTATTACTTAACGGCGTTTGATTTTTCACAAGAATTCTTGTGCCTAAGACAGGAGTTAATCCATCAACACTAAATTCGGCAAATGCACCATTGTTAGTCAAAGTCGCACCAACCCCAGAGACTCCATTATCATAAATAGAAACTAAATTACTAGTAGTAGCCCCCTCACAGTCTATCTGGATTTGTAACGTAGTGATATTGTTGATATCTGCTACAACCTCCCCCTCTTGAAAAGAGAATGGCCACGACAATATTATGTCGCCGTTTAAGTCAATTTGTTGATACGAACTTTGTGCCATAATTAAAAGCTACCGAATGTATTAAGTGCTTGTGGTCTACCACTATCATGATTAACACCTTGCAATGATTTTAATTTAGAGTCAGTAAGAGCATTTAATTTCTGTGTTTGTCTAACATTATATTCCGCAGGACGTTCTAATAAAATAAGATCTTTATGTACATAATACTTTTGCGCTACTGGATCAGTTAGCATTATATCCAAAGTTTTTTTACTAAATCTTTCTAATGGCACAGGAGTCCAGCATTGACCCATTAACGCTGGAATTCTATAATCATCCTCCCCTCTAACGTTTTTTCTCCCAAAATGATAAACGTATCCTTCCCTCATTACTTCTGGAGGTATAGCTAAAGGATTTGCATAATCTATATCATAGATATCTCTCATTTCGTGCATTCTTGTTTCTGATTCTCTAGTAGTGCGTGGTTTAGTCATATTATTTACCTTTTTCTAATTCTTTAATTTTGTATTCAAGGAATAGTTCTTCACTGACACCATCAAGACCAGCGCATATTTTTCTTTCATCTGGTGTTAAAATATATTTTCTTGAAGACGTATTCTTAGTGCTAGATGATGAGTTATAAGAGTTTCTTACTCCTCCAACGTGACCTGCTGACTCTAAATTTCTAGATCCTTTCGGTCTATTGTTTGCTACTTCAGTTGGCATTCTATTTTTAGCTTGCCCAATATATTGATCTATAGTGTCAAAATATTCTTTAGTGAAATATACATTTTGCTGCCCATTCTCAGCTAGGTTTGAGTCCATGTAATTAACAAACTCGGAGACTTCCTGAGCTAGTTCTGGTCTATATTCAGCAGAGTTTGGCTTTAAATATGGGTGATCATCAATCCAGTCATTAGCAATTTCCTTATTAATTTCATCATTATATTGTCTAGATGATTCATTATTAGCTGGTTGTTTCTCTTGAGAGTGGGAAGCTTCCCACTGTTCAAGTCTGTCAACATTGTTTACAGCCCTAGTAAAAGCTATATCAGCATCATTAAAAGCATCAGCATCACCTTCTTCTAATGCTTTTTTTCTTAATTCTTTTGCCTTATCCAATTCGGAATGAGTGGTTTTGCTAAAGTGATAAGCGCCTGAATCCAAAGCTTCTTTTAGTTGTTTTTCTAACATTTCAACTTTTTGTAAAGCTGCTTTTTCTCCCGCTAAAGCTCTATACTTAGATTTCTTTACTTTCCATAGCTTCTCTTCCTTTTTAGGCTCTGCTTTTTTAGGCTCTTCTTCAACAACTTGTTCGTCTAAATCCTCGCCCTCTTCTTCCGCCGGGAGTTCATGACCTTGAAGTTCTTCATTAGGATTTCTCCCTACACCTTCTTCACCACCTTTTAATCTTTCTATTTCTTCGAATGCACTCTGTATCTCAGCTGATCCGATATTGTCATCCATACCAGCTGAATTATTATCTAAACCATCTGTGGATTCATCATTATTATTTGTCATTTATTTTACCAATTTATTTAAACTGAAAGTCTAGTAACATCCCTTGGGTCATCTATGACCTTAAGAATAGCATCATCATTAAGTGTGATTGTAGTTTGCCCTTTATATGAATAAGTATGCCCGTGCGCTCTTGGGAACATTACCCAATCACCAACCTTACAATAAGGCCCCGTTAGACTATAACGCTCATCCTGATAAGCACTCTTTGATAACTTCACTACTAAGCCTACGAAATTACTAATCTTGTTTTTATTATTGTTTTCGTCTGCAAATTGATCAGTCATAAGTATAGAGCTATTAGCATATGTTTCTGGGGCATACGGAACATATACTCTAATCAATACTTGCCAACCTTGAGGTGTATCTCCTTGATATTTAGCTATTTCTTCTTCTAAATTATAATTTTCAAAATCTATTCCTTGATCTCCTGATTTATCTAGTTTGCTAGTCATCTTCATTCCTCTTTTTAAATGTTTCGTTGTATATATCAATAGCATCTTGAAGGCCTTTAATATGACCCGCTAGATATCTGTAAGATGCAAAATCTTGAACGTTGCCTTGCAGCATGTAGTTTTCTAATTCTTTTTTTGCATCATTAAAATTATTCTTTAATCTCTCGTGGAGCATTTACAATATATCTTTTAGTGATTTCTTTTTGCCCCCTTTTGGAGTGCCATCGGCAGTCGCTTCGCCATGTCTGATTTTAGCAACACCACCCATAGCAAACTTTTTAACAGCGCCTCCTTTCATATGACCTGCTTTTTTAACAGCACCGCCTTTCATATAAGGTCGTATTCTGCTTTTATTAGCAGATGACTTTGAATCGTAGACATCGTCTGCTAAGCCAGGGTTATTCATCAATCTATCGGCCAATTCTCTCATTGAATCTTTTGTACCTTGGTAACCAGCTCTCATATTTTTATTAAAGTCCATAATTTATAATCCTTGTTTTGTTAATTCAGTTTGTGATTTTAGTTGTGCAATACCTTCTGTAGATGCGATCTTAGCCCGCTCCTTTTCAAAATCTAATTCAGTTTTGTACTTGTCTACTTCTGTTCTTTGAGCAGCCAGCCCTTCAGTAGATTCGATTTTAGCTTGCTCTTTCTCGAAATCTAATTCAGTCTTAAATTTATCTACTTCTGCTCGTTGCACTGCAAGTTCTCTATCAGATTCAATCTTGGCTTTTTCTCTTTCAAAATCTAATTGAGACTTAAAGATGTCAGCTTCAGTTTTTTGACTCGCTACACCTTCCACAGATTCAATTTTAGCCCTTTCTTTTTCGAAATCTAATTCAGTCTTAAGAGCTTCAGCTTCTGCTTTTTGATTTGTAATATCTTCTATAGATGCAATTTTAACTTTCTCTTTTTCGAAATCTAATTGCGCCCTGAAGATGTCAGCTTCAGTTTTCTGTGTTGCCATTCTTTCTCTAGCTTCTACTTCAGCTTGTTTCTGCTGAATATCAGCCATTAGCAATTCATTCGGATCAATTGGCGCTCTTTGTTCTGGTGTATCAGCTTGCGTATCTTCTAAAGATCCTGCAATAGATAGAGCAATAGTATTTTGAACCTCTGGATCTGATATTTGCTCGAGCGGTGGTAACTCCATACCAAGTAACTGCTGCATTTGTATTAAATATTCAAATGCATCGTGTTCTTTAATATGCGCCATAATTTCAGGTTGTAGCTCTGGGTAATTTTGCGCAAATGTTGCATGCACTAATTTATGAGCTGCATGATCTTGCCAAACAGCAGCTTTTACAGGTTCATTTCTAATTATGTTTATATTCTCACTGACAGGATCTAGTGGTAATATTTCTTCTTCTTCAGGGTCTGGGATTAAGATCTTATCAATAACCTGAGCGTCTAAACCTTGTGCTTCATAATTTATTTTATAGACTTCTCTTAAGTTGTGAAGTTCAGGTGCTTGAAGCGAAGTTCTAAGAATAGAATCGGCTTTCATCATCTTTTGAACTGAAGAATTCACTGACGGATCAGAGATTGGAATGATAACCACTTCTTCAATAAAATCTTCCGAAGTAATAGTGTTTCTATTTTCCCCAAAACTAAACTCTTCCGCATCTAGAGTTTTCCTGAAAATCTTATCTATTAGCTGTAATTCTCTAGTGAAAGAAACATGAATCGAACGTAAAACCGCAGATTGAATTCTATTCTTTTCCTCCAGGAGTGCTAGAGTCGTCCCAGTTGGGATGTCTTCTTTAGATTGAAGCATTCCCATTTCGCTAGTAGATGCCAACTCCCTAGTTTGATCTGCAACCCCCATCATGATCTCGCGAAGAGCGCCATCTGCCCCAGAATAAGGGAAAGGCATGAAGGCTTCGGAAAGCGGAATACCTCCTGTGTCTACTTCTACAAATTGCCCTGGTGCAGCAATTAAACTAGGATCTTGTTGTTTAAATGTTTTAGCCCTGATTCCACCAGGGAAGTTTTTGAACTTACCGGCATCTATTGATTGACGCAATATAGTAGTTAAAGTGATGGCATTTGAGCCAATAAGTTGAGCAATACCTAACCCATAAATATTGAATCCAGGTAAATAAGTATATTGAACAAAATATTCTTCTCTTGCTTGATCTTCATCGTCTTCTTCCCAGTTTTTTCTAATCGAGAGTATTTCTTTAGATGTTTTGTCAATTGTTACTATATATGGCAACGGTACAGTGCTTTCTGTCTCAGCATCATCCCTAGATTCTGTAAATTCTTTTAAATTTAGGTATGTATGAACTTCATATATTGAAAATAAAGAACGTTTTTCATATACACTAATATCAACATCGTCTTTCTTTTTAGGAGAAGAAACTGAACCAATCTCTTCCGTTTCATCTAAGCCCTTTAAATAAGGCAATTCAACATCTCGATAAATATCATTTTGTTGATTTAGAATAATCTCCCTTTTAGAAAGATGTAGAATATGAGTTAATCTATTTGATTCTAGAATAGTATTGCAATCAGCGTCTATTACAAAATCTTCTGGCATTATAAAGCGACTTAAAGGTCTCTTTAGTAACTTATCATAGTATACCTTTTTAAAACCACTCCCATAAAAACCTAGATGAAGCAAGAATTTTTCATAATCTGAATAGTAAGCCGCGTCCTTAACTGTTAAATAATAATTCAACCAATCTCGAGTTAGTTCGCCTTTTTTCTCTACCTCTTCATCACTTGCTCCATTGATTCTAAATCCTGCTGGCCCCGACTGTGGTAATAGCTCAGCTCTAGTCGTTGCGTAGAAACGTATCAAAGCAGTTGAAAGAGTTGTGTCAAAAGTTCTAGTTGCCTGAGCAAACGGGGCGTTATTTACATCTTCTAATGAGAACCCAAGATATTGTTTAGCTTTTTCAACATCGTCAAGCCAACCCTGCCTAGCTTCAATGTCTTGCTCGATAGAATCAAGTAACGAACTAGATAGCTTTTTTCTAGCTTCTTCGGAAAAATCAATGGCTAAATTAGCGTAAAAAGAATCGTTTTTATCTACCTTTTCTGGAATTGGAGCTGGTCCAACCTCATATACACTAGAGCCATCTTCTAACTCCTCTATCTTTCTGATATCATCATCTGTGTTTTTCATATATTATGAATCATCTCATGTTTTTATTGAGCGAATACCAACTAATATTTATGCGTATCAAAACTTCAATATTAGTTGGTAGATATCTATTATTTGTAGTATATATATTTCATATTAATAATATTGTATCATATGTCTAAAGTTCTTGAGAAATTTCTTCGTACTATAAAAAAGCTAGGAAAACACAGTGTTATAGCCCTAGATGATGAGCATATTCTTATAATGCCTGAAATAATAATTTGTGAACATCGTGAACATGGGGTTGATTCTTTTCAACCAAGATCTAGTAATATAGATAAAAAACTTCATGTTGTTTTTCTTGTAACAAGTGCATCAAGGGCTAATGATATAGACAAAGTATTTATTGGAAATAAAATGCCTCTCTTGAGTATTAGTGCTAAGACAAAAACTTCTGCTGAAGAAGTTGATAGATTATTGAATGAATTTATTGAAAATAATTTTCATTATTAGATTTGATTTTTGTTAAAAAACTCCTATAACTAGTTCTTTTTCATTGTTTTATCAACTCTTTCCAAAATAGAAATAGTCCGATCTTTGTTTGAATGATTTATTATAGACTTCCCTAAAAATTCGGGAATCAATGGAACAACTGAATTACCTAGAGCCGAAAGACGCTGTTTACTATTACCTGATTTTGTCCACTCACTAGGAAAACCCATCAGCCACTCTACCCATTTCGGATTTAAACGCTCATCTTTTAATCTAGCAGCTGTTTCTGGCTCTTTTTCCCATTGTTTAGATCCTAACTCTCTGTAATAACTAAGCATTTCTTGTCTACATATTTTACTATCTTCAACCCCTCTATGTATTCCGGATTTACACTCGTCGGTGTCGGGTAAAATCTCACATACCTTGCTAACGCCAGACTTCCCGACTTTCCGTTCCTGGTGTATTTTCTGATACTCCCATTCCGAGTCTCTTTGTAAGTATCCTCTTTGCCTATTACACTCCCTGCCATCGCGTCGGTTGCAGTCGGTGTTGGTAGCATTTTTCTGTCTTGCTGCGGCTCTAAAGGAGTGAGCGATAATCCAGACTCTGTCCCTCCTATGAGGAGCGCTAAAGGAGGAAGCTGGTATACAATGCCATTCTGCATCATACCCGATCTCCCATAAATCTTGCAGGACTGTGACAAGTCCATTATTTCGCAGGTTTGCCACGTTTTCGATAATTGCATATTTTGGTTTGATTTCATTTATTAATCTCTTAAATTCCTTCCAAAGATTAGAGCGTTTGCCACTAATACCTACTTGTTTACCTGCGCAGGAGATATCCTGACAAGGAAAACCACCAGCAATAACGTCGATCACTGGCAAAGTAGCAAAATCTTCTTTTTTTAATTTAGTTACATCAGTAAATACTGGCGTAGATGCCCAATGTTTTTTTAATATTTGTTGGCAGAAGGGATTGATTTCGCAAAAGGCTACTGTTTGCATCCCTGCTTTTTCTAATCCAAGTGAAAAACCACCTATTCCTGAAAAAATATCAAGTACTGCCAATGGTTTTTCAAGCATATTAATAGATCCTGACTTCTTTGACATAAGGTTGCGAATGTCTTTCGTCCTTTGGACTTGATATAAAATAACCATATTTTAATTTCAGGAAGGCTTGAGCCATAGTATCTACTATATCCCTTGATTCCACGTTAGGAAAGCTAGATACTGATTCTAAAAACTCGTCTGCAAATGGTAATAGAGCTGTATATTTAGGACTCCTAGCCGGCAACCATATTCTACCTCCTTCTATTAAAGGAGTAACTAAGCGTACCCTTTCTATTTTATCACCGTATTTTTTAGGATCAAAAGGAATAGCACGAACTCCTGCTATTATTAAATCTTGAATTAAAGAAGTTCCTGAAGCCTTCGCTTCAACAAGACACATATCTATATTTCGGCCTTTAAATTTAGGTTCTCTTTCTTTCCCCACATCCCTATAATCAAAATATAAACGTTTAGTTCTTTCTCTAAGCTCCGGATATTCAGCCCTTCCTCTCCACATAGATAACAAAATAACGTTAGGTATATTATTTTCATCATTAAAGACTCCCCATGTAGTACAAGCCGAATAAGATGACATTTCATTTGCAGTAAGAGCAGTATCCCAACTTTGTATAACAAAATCAATTTGAGGAGGAGTTGAATCTTTCCACCATCTAAACCATTCCTTCTGAATTATACAGCCTTTTTCTGGTGACGGACGTTGTTGATATTGTCCTGCATAACCATAGCTACCTAAATCCCCCTTTGTTTCGGATACTTCTTTAGCACCAAAACGCTCCGGACAAAGCAACTCTCCTTCTTCTGTTCTCCAATCCTCCCATATTTTACCGTTGGTAGATGGCAATACTACAGTTTTAGCCTTTCTATTTAGCTCAAACTCCATAGGCATAATTAATTTAACCCAAGCATCATTTACATCATTATCCATGATATAGCCCGAGATATCTCGTTCATGCGATCTTTGTTGAACAACGATCATGCAGTCATTTTTCTTGTTATTTAATCTAGTAGACCAAACCTGAGACCACCAATTTATTCGACCGTCTCGATCTACTTGTGATTGTCCATCTTTAATATTATTCGCATCATCACTTATCAAGATAGAGCCACCCTCTCCTGTAGCTGCACTCTTAGAAGAAGTAGCTATACGAGAACCCTTATGCGTATTATCAAATCTACCCTTGGTGTTTTGATCTTTTAATAATGAAAAACGAGATTTCCATTGTTTCTGATACCACGGAGACTGCATAAGAGTACGACAAAGCCTAGAATCACGATGAGCTAATTGCAAAGCATAACTAGAACATAAAAATCGTTCAGAAGGATTACGTAACCAAACCCAAGCAGGAAATGCTACAGAAATCAACGTTGATTTAGAAAAACGAGGAGGGAGATTAATGAGTAATTTTTTTATATCACGGCTAGCTACAAGCTCTAAATGCTCGCAAATTACCTCTATGTGTTTCCCTCCAATAAATTCCTCATCACCTACTATATTAGGCCATGCCTGCTTCAAGAATTCATATAACGATATCTCCGCCATCAATGCATTTGCATGACTTTCTAACGCATCTAATTCAAGATCAGATAACTCTATTTTGGTATTGTTCGACATTTACCTTAGCTACTAAGTGGTGTTAAATATCAAAGCGTGATGCAATAGAAAAATGATGACCTTTATATCGGCTATTAAAATTTGAGCATTTAACTTTACCTAGATTTTTCCAACTATACATCAGTTCAATATTTACTTGAGGATGAACATTAATACTACTACCTAACATCAATGAATAAGCAAACTTGTTTCTCACTTTATTAGTATGATTTTCAGTTAGCAATGGAAACGTATGAGTTCCAAGAGCTGATAAAGTATTTCCTGATAAAGTATGAGTTATTTTCTCTGATATTCTAATTGCCCCGATTCCTGCACCTATAAAGATTTTATGCTTATTTCTCTCAGCTAGATCGGCAAACCCATTAAACATTAGAGATTTGCTATAAGCCTTACGCTGTATAGATTTAGTCCCAATTGACAAAGATGCACCGTTGTTACATTCAAAACTAGAGGCCTGTTTGTCGAAATTAAATTTTGCAGCTTCAAGTATCATATCAACTCTAAATTTATCATTAATATGATAGCCAAAACCTAATCCCATTGCTGGCGATACCCTTGATTCCTGGCTTAATTTATAATTTAAATCTGGCTCATTTGCTTTAATATCAGAGATATTAGAGACTGTGTTTACCATCTTAATGTAATATTTACTTTGCTTCGAGTCTGCATATGAAGTTGACACAGAATTAACCGTAACCAATAAACTCAGTACAAGCGAAGCAATAAATTTGTTTTTAACCATAGTCTATAACCTATTTGTATTTGTATTTGTATTCTACCATGCTTTTGATGTTTACTTGATAAATCTACTATTCTATATTTTCACCTAATGGAGGTACTACATAATCATCTTCTATGTTAGGTTCTAAGGCGACATTATAAAAATTTCTTTCTTCTTCATTTATAACTTCATCTACTCTCTCCCTTTCTTCTTCCTGCAACTTCTGCATTGCATTTAGTCGCTCTCTTTCTAATTCTTGTTCAGCTCTTTCTAATTCTTGTTCAGCTCTTATTCGAATTATATTCTGCTGCCTTTCCTCTAGAGCTTCTTCTCTCTCTCTAATTGCCGCTTCTTGTTCTCGAATGATATTCCTCTCTCTTTCTCTCAGAACTTCCTCTTGCGCCCTAATTGCCTCATCTTGCACAACTCTTAATGCCTCGTCTTCTAAAGGAGCTTTTTGTTTATTTTTTGTTTTCTCCAAAGTTTTCATATGAGAAAATATACGATTATTATATTCCGTTAAAAATTCTTTGCTCATTATATATCCGTGTAATTGAGTTGCTTAATTTTATTCTATCACACTACTCAAAGTAGCTGAAACAAAACTACTACGTTGCTATTTATATAATCTTGTATTATAATACAATTGTGCGAATGGTATTTAATATTTGCAGCATTATATTAATTAAATTTAAGAAAAAAAATGTCAGAAGATACCCAAGAAGATACTATATACGACTTCCCTGAATTAGAAGCGCGAATTAATGATTTATGTCCTGTTATTATAGATCTTCTTAATAAACATGATATCAAGGGATTACAACAAATAATTTCTAGTTATATTGATCATGTTACTCTGCAATATAGCGATCATGATGATTACGACTTTACACCAGCAATAAGTCCAGATACAGAGCTTCCTATAATTGGACTAACAATAGAAAATTATGCAAAAACTCTTGGCTGGAATGGGGATGATGTTATGGCTGCACTAGAGTTAGGATAACTTTGTTCACTATCTCTTATTTCAAATAAGTCAGTTAACTGAAATAAGGACGCAACCAAGCTCTCCTTATTTCAATCTGAATGTTTTTTATTGCAACTGGATATGTTTTGTCGTATGTTCTCAATCATCTAATTAAGGATTTTCTTTTATTATTTGATTAGATGATTACTACACTTAATTAGATATTTAGTGGGAGTTTTTTTTATTGCTATAAATTTTTGCTCCCGCTAAATTATGCAGATATGGCGGAATTGGTAGACGCGCTGAATTAAATTCGGACTTTAGGGTGTGAGGGTTCAAATCCTTCTATCTGCACCTATTTTAAATTATTTAATTGCAATGAGCTATGTTTTGTTGTAGTATGCATTTATCTGATTAAGATCTATTATATTATAGTCTTTCCCAAATCACTAAGATTTATCTTAATCAGAAGTTTTAGCGAAAGTTTTTTCATAAAAATTTCTTTCGCCTAATACAAAAAAACACCCTTTATCGACTTGGAGAATTAAGTTTCTCTAAGCCGACCATTTATCGGCGCTTGGACACTCAACGATTCGCTTGCGTCGACCATCTAAATTTTTAAATCCTAATAAATTTCATTAAGAAAACTCTCGCCCAAAATTAGCGTCATAATGTGTATTATGGAAAGTGTCACTTAAATACCACTGATTTTGGTGTACGATCGTTAAATACTTAGTTTTTGTTGATTTTTACAAAGTCTTAATCCTGGCAATCTATTCTTTGCCTATTTTTTATATTCCCCTCTTATTTCTTCCAATATTGTTTTATGTTCATACTTAATAAACTTTGCTAAATGTTTAACAGCCAATCTTCTCTCTTCCCAAGACTCTTTTTTTAATTCCTCCTGAGCTTCTTTTAATCCTTCCTGAGCTTTTATTATTTTATCCAGTTTTTCTTGTTGAGACTTTTGACCTGCTCTTATTCTCTCTAATGTATGATTTATAATAAAAAAGAATAATAAGAACGCTGAATTAAAATAATGATTATCTTCGGATGACCAACCTAAACATTCACAAAAATATATTATTGTGTTGCTTACTATAATCATTATTGCCAACATAACAAGTTCTCCCTCCTTTGAATCTATATCAATCATATTTTTCCCTATATTATTATCAAAACAATTAACATCGCCTACCTCCAACAATTAACACAATATGCGCTGCATTCTTTTTATACCAAGGGATACAGCGCATGTTTTTATATTACTTAATTAACAACTTGGCTAATCAAGAATTGTCTTCTTTTCAAACTTCATCACAAATAATCCACTCTTCCAAAGTATCTGCTCTATCTTCATTGATTTTATCTAATAACCTTTGTACAGATTGTAAATGTAATGTTTCTTTCATTGATTCGTCGTCTTCTTTAGTCATAATTTCTCTCCTTTTTTATTTGTTATTATTATTTATTCATAATTTTTCTCAACAAACCCGTAACGCCCATCTACAAAACCTTTAAAAACAACGAACTCTACATCAGTTAAATTAGAAAGCTTCTCAGTATCAATACAATATATCATTATATTACATCCATTTATTTCAAGAAGCTGCTTATCTTCTAGCGATTC